ACACTGGAGGGTGGTGTGGGAATAGTATAGTATCCAGTTCCCCCTGGAATTTTACTTACCCTTTAACGAAATGACTGCTACAATTTCACGTCAAAAAACACAATCGAATACTTGGGAACAGTTTTGTTCCTGGATTACTAGCACCGATAACCGAATTTATGTTGGTTGGTTTGGAACTCTTATGATTCCTTGCCTGTTGGCAGCCACTATTTGTTTCATCGTTGCCTTCGTTGCTGCACCTCCTGTAGACATTGATGGTATCCGTGAGCCAGTTTCTGGTTCACTTATGTATGGAAACAATATTATTTCTGGAGCTGTTGTCCCATCGTCCAATGCAATTGGACTGCACTTTTACCCAATCTGGGAAGCTGCTTCTCTGGATGAGTGGCTATATAATGGCGGACCTTTCCAACTGGTCGTCTTCCACTTTCTGATTGGTATCTATGCTTACATGGGCCGCGAATGGGAACTTTCTTACCGACTCGGTATGCGTCCTTGGATTTGTGTTGCCTACTCTGCACCCGTTGCTGCTGCTAGCGCAGTGTTTCTGGTTTATCCCTTCGGTCAGGGATCCTTCTCTGATGCGATGCCTCTGGGGATTTCGGGAACTTTCAACTACATGCTTGTTTTCCAGGCGGAACACAACATTCTTATGCACCCTTTCCACATGTTGGGAGTTGCTGGTGTCTTCGGTGGTTCTCTTTTCTCTGCTATGCACGGATCTCTCGTCACCTCTAGTCTCGTTCGTGAGACAACAGAAAACGAATCCCAGAACTATGGATACAAGTTCGGACAAGAAGAAGAGACATACAACATTGTAGCCGCTCATGGTTACTTTGGTCGTCTGATCTTCCAATACGCTTCGTTCAATAACTCACGTTCACTTCACTTCTTCCTGGCAGCCTGGCCTGTTGTTGGTATCTGGTTCGCTGCTCTTGGTGTTAGCACCATGGCATTTAACCTTAACGGTTTCAACTTCAACCAATCCCTTCTGTCTTCGGATGGTCGTGTAATCAATACTTGGGCTGACATTCTCAACCGTGCTAATCTTGGTTTCGAGGTAATGCATGAGCGTAACGCTCACAACTTCCCTCTGGATCTGGCATCTGTTGAAGCAACTCCTGTTGCACTCACAGCACCTACCATTGGTTGACACTTAATCTAAAATTAGATACAGTAGGAGGGGAGACCCTCCTTTTTTTATGATCAGTTCTGATACTCCGTATAAAGTTGCTGAGATCATTAGAGATACTTGGCCTCAATTATATCCACTAAATAATTTTCAAAACTTAACAAATGTTATGAAGTTTACAGTTTATTCCAAAGACGGCTGCCCATATTGTACAAAAGTTCAACAGGTGTTAGAATTGGCCGAGTTACAGCATGTAATCTACAAATTGAATACTGATTTTACTAAAGAAGAATTTTATGCAGAATTTGGTGAGGGTTCTACATTCCCTCAAGTGATTGTAAATGATGAACATATTGGTGGTTGTACCGATACAGTTCAATATCTTAAGGAGCAAAACTTAGTTTAATGGAAACTAATTTTCACGAAGTTTATAACGATGTTGAAAAGGCAATTGATTATGCATTTCAGGGAAAATTTGTATTGAAATTTTATGATTACCTTAAGGTAAAAGGTGCTCGAAAGTTTGAAGTCGAAGAGTTTATTGAAAGTCCTACAGCTTCAAACATTAGTAATGTAGTAATGGATCTTGATGATTATCTTGAAGGAGGTGCTGATGAGATTCATAAACAACTTCGTGAAGCCTATGGTCACATCCCTAAACCAGAGGCACGAAAAATAAGAAACTATTTGTATGGCATCCTTGAAGATGCCTGGAAGTATAATCATGACAAAAGAAAGGGGAGACGCAAAAAGGAAACTAAATAACTCTGAACCCGAGATCAATCGGGGTGTGGAATTATTGTTAAGAAAACGGAGGAGGAAATCTGAAGAACCAAAGACATTCCAAATGAGATTTGGTAAAATGATTTCTCTCTTTCGACGAGAGATACACCTATTATTCGAATTTCATTTGGACATTCGGAAAAAGTAACTCTCGGAGAAAGCAAAATGTTAGCAGTAACACTCACCATCGGCACTCTTGTTTCAGTGATGTTCTTTTTTGTTGGTGGAGTAATAGGATGGATGGCCAAGCAACATTTTTATGAGAGCTCATATCCCTCTTATACCCATCCAGAAATGTTTGATCAAAATGGGAATATAATTCCTGACGAAATTTTAGCAGTGAGATTTGAAAATGACTACGAATACGACGACGAAGAAGACGACGAGTAGAACTAGGAAAACACCAGCAAAAACTACTTCTCAAACCAAAGAAACTAAGAAACTTCCTCCTAATCCTTTCATGAATGAGATTCTGGATCTCGTTCACGAACAAGAAACAGAAGAGGATAAAATTAAAATGCTTCAGCAGTATAAAAATGATGCTCTGAAGACTCTGTTGATTTGGAACTTTGATGAAAGTATTATTTCCCTTCTCCCTAGTGGTGAAGTTCCCTATCAACCAAACGAAAGTCCTCTGGGAGTAGATCATTCTTCTCTTCGTAGAGACTATAAGAATCTCTATAACTTTGTGAAAGGTGGTAACGATTCTCTTTCCAAGATTCGTAGAGAAGCAATTTTCATTCAGATTCTTGAATCTCTTCATCCAAATGAGGCTGAAGTTTTAATTCTTGTGAAGGATAAGAACCTAGAAGATAAATACGATATCTCATTCGATATTGTGCAAAAAGCATATCCTGATATTGTGTGGGGCAATCGTTCGTGAGTGTAGTTGCGGAGAGAAAAATGGCAGAATCTAAAAAAGAAAAATCAAGATATCTGCCTCATGAGTATGGATGTGAGATTCTCTTTGAAAGAGCAACGATGGTTCAAGCAAAAGATTCATCACTTCCAAATGATGCGTATCTTATTTGGTATAATGTAGATGGTGAAACTTTCTTAGATGTAACTCGTTGCAGAAAGAGAGTCGATTTATTTGATTTCTATTATGATAAGTATGGTCCAGGATCAGTTGTTAAGATTGATTTTGGATACGGAAGAGTAAACCCAAAACTGTGGGGATATAAAGCACCAGAAAAAAAGAAAAAGAGATGAGTGAAGGATTTAGTGAAGAAAAGATTGAAGTAGCAATCAACAAAGATGAAGTAAGGAGTCTTCTTAAAAAATATAAGAAGATTAAAAAATACATGAGGTCTCCTCTGTTTACTGTCAAAAAATTAGATGGAACTGAGAAGATTGTCAGTGATCTTTTGAGGGACCCTGAGGATGGGTAAGCATTATCTTTTAAATCTTTATGGATGTTCTTTCGATCTTTTGAATGATGAAAAATATCTTATTGACTTATTAGAAAATGCTGCTGTTGCTAGTGGTGCTACTGTGGTTCAAACTATCTCTAAAAAGTTTGAACCACAGGGAGTCACTGTGATTTGTTTATTGTCTGAAAGTCATATCAGTATTCACACTTGGCCTGAAGAAGGTAAGGCTGCAGCTGATGTGTATACTTGTGGAGATTGTAATCCAAAGATTGGTTGTGATATCATCATACAACAACTTTCTGCTCAGAATCATACTCTGAGTTATATCGAGCGTTAACTAAATACACTATATCTGGAGAAGTATATGCTCTCTACTCAATATCGTTTACGCCTTGAAGCAATCTGTGAGAGAATTGTAAAAGGTGAATCCGTAGAGTTGAGTGAAATGATTTGGGCTGAAAAACTGGCCAAATCAAATCGTTCTGCCGCTACTATCTTAAGACAATCAAGAAGACGTGCTGCAAATCCAGAGATGACTGAAGATAGTCTTGATGGATTTATGAATGCTTTGGACTTAGGAGATCCTGATCCTTCAAATCACCGTACAGGATTTAGTGGTGCTGATGATATTATTGATTTCTTCACTGGAGATAAACCAGAAGACTGGAGACAAAGAGACTAAAATAGTATCAAAAAATACAAAAAATAATTTCTATATAAATCACGTTCATCCTAAGGGACGGAAGTAGGGAAACCGAAGGAACGCACTTTACACTCAGTAAAGGAGCAAACCTAATGTCTAAAGTAGTATATCGCGGTGTAGAATACGATACTCAAAAGCGTCTTGAGTATCAACAGCAAATGATGCAACAACCCCAACAGTATAACGAAACCTATCGTGGTGTTAAGTTTACTAAGGAGGGTCACAAATGAAAAAACTTAATGTACTTCAACTCATCAAAGAGCAGAAACAAAAAGAAGATCGTCGTCGCAAGGCATCTCTTGCATCTCTGTTAGCATCAAAATAATTTAGAGAGGGGACTTGACTCCCCTCTTTTTTTTGCTTATAATTACCTTTGTGGAGGTTCATAAGATGGATAAAGAAAAACTAAAACTAATCATAAGGAATCTGGAATCTCTTGTTGATTGCCTTAAATCAGAAATTTATTCTGATACTGATTCCTA